TCTCAAGTATTGAAAGACATTGCCAAGCAACTTTTGAGAAGTGGCATCATGCAACTTCTTACCAGTCTGGCTGGCAACGATGGGGTTGGTTTCTTTAGTTTCTTGACCGGCACACTGGGCAAACGCGCCATGGGCGGCCCGGTAAGCGCCGGATCCTCCTACATGGTTGGCGAACGTGGCCCCGAGCTATTTACGCCTAAGCACGGCGGCAACATTGTCCCCAACAACGCGCTAGGCGGTGGCAGCACCAGCGTTGTGGTCAACGTGGATGCAAGCGGTTCCAACGTCCAAGGCGATCAGGCACAGGCCAAGCAGCTTGGTGTTGTTGTTTCTGCTGCGGTGCAGGCAGAATTGGTGAAGCAACAACGCCCAGGCGGGCTCCTAGCCGGTACACGACGCTAATGGCCACTTTCCCAAACATTACGCCGACCTACGGCGCACAGAAGACCAGCCAGCCCAAGGTACGGCAGGTGCAGTTTGGTGACGGCTACTCCCAGCGGCTATCGGTCGGTTTGAACCAGAATCCCAAAGTCTGGAGCCTTACCTGGGAAGTGTCAGAAGCCAATGCTGACACTATCGAGGCATTCCTGGACGCACGGGCTGCCGATGGCGCGTCATTTGACTGGACGCCACCTGATGAAGCCACGGCATACAAGTGGATCTGCTACGACTGGTCCAAATCAATCCCATACCTAAATCGCGCTACGCTACAAGCAACATTTACTCAAGTTTTTGAGCCGTAGATATGAGCACCATCGTTACCCGCGCAGGCAAGGGCAGCCCGCTGACCCACGTCGAGGTGGATGCCAACTTCACAAACCTTAATACTGATAAAGCTGGGTACATTGTTGGCGATGGTGGCACGGTTGCACAGTCAACCAGCAAAAGCACGGCGGTAACGCTGAACAAGCGGTGTGGTCAGGTCACGATGAACGGTGCAGCATTGGCAGCCGCCACGACGGTGACCTTTGCGCTGACCAACAGCACTATCGCTGCAACTGATCTGTTGGTGCTTAACCATGTCAGCGGTGGCACGGCTGGTTCGTACTTGCTGAATGCTCAAGCAGCATCTGGGTCAGCTTCCATCAATGTCCGCAACATAACCGCTGGTTCGTTGTCCGAAGCAATTGTGATTGGCTTTGCAGTTGTCAAAGCTTCGATTACATAAAGCATGACCAACGCCGCCATTGCAAGTGCAGTTCAAGGAATTACTCCTAGTGCGCTGATCGAGTTGTTTCAGCTTGAGTTGAACGTGACGCAACACGGCGTAGCAGAAACATATTACTTTCACGCTGGTACAAATCTTAGTGATAACGGTGACATGATCTGGGCTGGCCAGTCCTATACGGCATTGCCAATTGAGGTAGAAGGTTTTGAGTACAGCGGCCAAGGAACGTTGCCGCGTCCCAAGATGCGGATCAGCAATATCCTTGGGACCATCACAACGTTGATCCTGACGTTGCCCGAAGGTTTGGAAGGCGCCAAGTTGACACGCATCAGGACACTGGCGCGATTTATTGATAGCGCCAACTTCCCGGCTGGTACGGACTACCTCTTAACAGAAGACAGTTTTGGGCTTCTGTACGAAGACGATACGTTTATCTTCCAAGAAGTTGGCAACCCATTCGGCACACCAGATCCAACCGCTGAGTTTCCACGGGAGATCTACTTTGTGGATCGCAAGTCAGCAGAGAACCGCGACGTGGTTGAGTTTGAACTCGCCAGTGGATTCGATTTGGCTGGCATCAGGGCACCCAAGCGGCAATGTATCACCCGTTGCCAATGGGTGTACCGCTCGGCTGAATGTAGTTACACCGGCACCAATTACTTCAACGCAAGTGATGTAGCTGTTGGCAATGCAAACCAAGATGTATGCGGCAAACGAGTTGATAGCTGCAAGGCACGGTTTGGTCAGAATGCTGAGTTGCCCCACGGAGGGTACGTTGGCATCGGTAGCTACTTCGCATGACCTGGCGCGACGCTGCACTAGAGCACGCTGAAGCACAGGATCCGCTGGAAGCTTGTGGCGTGGTCGTGGTGATCAAAGGCCGCGAGCGCTACTGGCCATGCCGCAACCTTGCCACTTGTCCCGAGCAACTGTTTGTACTGGATCCCGAGGATTACGCTGCCGCCGAGGATGCTGGCGAGATCACGGCCATCGTGCATAGCCACCCGGTAACACCAGCCGTAGCGAGTGAAGCCGACAAGGTGGCAGCGGAGGCCAGTGGCCTGCCATGGCACATCGTCAACCCCAAGACCAAAGCATGGGGCACCTACACACCATGCGGCTACCGGGCACAACTGATTGGCCGCCAATGGGTCTGGGCCGTGCAGGACTGTTGGTCGTTAGCACGTGATTGGTACAGAGAGAATGGCATCATGCTGCGCGATTGGCAACGGCCACTAGATCCCGCCGATTTCCTTGCCGCACCAATGTTTGACGGTTGCTGGGCCGCAACCGGATTCCGTGAGCTGGAAGAAGACGAGCACCTTGAACGTGGTGACTTGCTGCTGATGTCAATCAATGCACCCGGCTTAAACCATTGCGCGGTGTATGTTGGCGACGGGATGGTGCTTCATCACATCCAAGGTCGCCTTAGCAGTCGGGACATGTACGGTGGATGGTTGGCTAAAGTAACCGGAAGAAGGTTGCGTCATGCTCCGTAAGATCAAGCTCTACGGGCAGTTGGCCAAGTTCATTGGCAGGCGTGTGCTCGAAGCAGATGTGGCCACTGCGGCTGAGGCGGTGCGGATGCTGGTGGCCAACTTCCCTGGCTTAGAGCAGCACATGGCCGAACAACATTATCGCGTGACGGTTGGCAGCTACGACCTGGATCTAGACGAGATCCATGATCCAGCCGGTCAGCAGGAAATCAAGATTGTGCCGGTGGTCGTGGGTGCTGGTGGTGCAGTTGGAAAAATTGCCATTGGTGTTGCGTTGATCGCATTGTCATTTGCTATTCCCGGTTTGGCTTTTGGCGCTGTGCTTGCTGGCCAAATTGCATCTGGCGTTGGAAATTTGATTTTGATTGGTGGTCAAATAGCCGGTGCAATTGGCGTCAGTCTTGCACTGGGTGGCGTGTCGCAATTGCTGACACCAGTCCCCAAAATCCCGCAAGGTCCAGACACGGCTGACGATCCACGCAAAACTTATAATTTCTCCGGCATCCAACAAACATCCCGGCAAGGTGTGCCAGTTCCTTGTGTCTATGGCCTCACCCTAGTCGGCAGCGTGGTGATCTCCGCTGGCACCGACACCGTGCAGGTGACAGCATGACGATTATTGGCGCTGGCGGTGGTGGTGGATTTGGCAAAGGTGGTGGTGGCAGCAGCCGCACACCAAGCACTGCACCAGACAGTCTCGATTCAAGGCAGTATGCCAACGTCATCGACCTGATCTCCGAAGGCGAGATTGAAGGACTGGCTGATGGCTTCAAGTCGATCTACCTCAATAACACTGTCTTACAAAATCCAGACGGTAGTTACAATTTTCAAGACGTTACGATTTATACCCGCAACGGTACACAGAATCAGACCTACATCCCACTGACTTCTGGCGTTGAAGACGAGAAGCCTGTTGGACTGACAGTTGTCAAAGCTGTGCCGCAGGTTCGCACCATCACTGATGTTGATGTTGATGCAGTACGTATCACCATTGCAATCCCATCACTTCAGCAAATCAACAGCACCAACGGCGACACATCCGGCACCAGCGTACGACTGCAAATTGCTGTGCAGTATCAGGGTGGTGGCTACACCACCAAGGTGGACGACACCATCAGTGGTCGCACGGCAGATGAATACCGCAAGGATTATTTGATCGAACTGGTACGGCCAAACCCATCAGACATCATCGACATCAAGGTTACCCGTGTCACCGATGACAGCACCAACTCGCTGCTGACAAATGCTTTCAACTGGAGCAGCTACACCGAGATTATCTGGGCAAAACTAACTTATCCCAATAGCGCATTGATTGGGATTCGCGTTGACGCTGAACAGTTCAGCAGCATCCCTTCGCGTAGTTATCTGATCAAGGGAATCAAGGTTCGGATCCCAAGCGGCACGACGGTTGACTCGGCCACGGGGCGCATTATCTATCCGACCAACTTTATTTGGGATGGCACATTCTCAGCAGCTACGTGGACATCGTGCCCCGCGTGGATCCTGTGGGATCTGCTTACCAGCACCCGCTACGGATTCGGTAATCATATTTCCGCAGCACAGCTTGATAAATGGGCCTTCTTTGCCGCCAGCAAATACTCCAACGCCCTCGTTGACGATGGCTTTGGCGGTAAGGAAGCACGGTTCAGCTGTAACACCTCGATCCAAACCGCAGAAGAGGCGTACAAGCTGGTTAATGATCTGCTCTCTGTGATGCGCTGCCAGGCATTCTGGAGCACCGGCAGCCTGACCATTGCACAGGATGCCCCCTCAGATCCTGTCTACTTATTCAATCAAGCCAACGTTACCCCCGAGGGCTTCTCATATAGCGGCTCAAGTCTGAAAATCCGGCCCAACGTGGCAGTAGTGAGCTACCTCGATCTGAAGCTAAGGGATACGGCTTTTGAGGTGGTCGAGGACACTGATTCCATCGCCAAGTATGGCGTCGTCAAGTCCGAAATCAGCGCCTTTGCCTGCACCAGTCGCGGCCAAGCCAACCGCATCGGTCGGTGGCTGTTGTTCTCCGAGCGCTACGAAAAGGAAGTCTGCACCTTTGCCTCCAGTCTTGATGCAGGTCAGCAGGTGCGGCCTGGGCAGATCATCCTGATTTCAGATCCGGTCCGTGCTGGATCGCGTCGTGCTGGTCGCATCAGTGCAGCAACAACCACGGCAATCACCGTGGACGATTCCGCTAGCACTGACCTCAGCATTGAAGGCGGCTCCATCCTGAGCGTGATCCTGCCCGATGGCACCGTGGAGCAGCGGGAAGTTTCAAACGTTGTCGGAAGCGTGATCACTTTGCAGGCGGCGCTGAGTGACACGCCTAATGCCAACAGCATCTGGATTCTTGAAAGCCCATCACTTCAAGCAACTACTTGGCGTGTGCTCAGCATCAATGAGTCGGACGGCATCAACTACGGCATCACAGCCATTGCACACAATGAAAGCAAGTACGGATACATCGAAGACGGAACGCCGCTTGAGTTTAGAGATTCCACCAACCTCAACGTAATCCCTGCGCAACCCAGTGAGCTAGCAGTTATCAGCAGTACTCAGTTTGGCGGTGGCACTAGTCCTGAGGTGCAGTATGAACTTAATGGACGTATTGCCGTCAAGATTACCTTTGGCTGGTTTGCACCGCAGGGCATCAAAAAGTTTCGCGTCAAGTATCGCTACGAAGACGACAACTTCACCACGGTCACAGTTCAAGGCACCACGTTCGACATCCTTGATGCCAAGACTGGCAATTACCAGATCCAGGTAAGCAGCGTCAGTTCCAGCAACCTGCTATTTAGCGAACCAGCACTGGCTGAGTACACCGTGGCTGGTCTTGGTGCGGCACCATCAGACGTGCAAAACGTCAGTGCCATTGCAACTGGCGAGGACATGGTGATCCTTACCTGGAAGCAGGCAACAGAACTTGACGTGCAGGTTGGTGGTCGCGTCATTATCCGCCACGATCCACGGGGATTGGCAACTGCTGAGTGGAACAGCAGCAACGATGTGGTGCAGGCTGTTGCCGGTAGTTCCACGCAAAAGCAAGTGCCACTGCTGCCTGGCACCTACTTCTTGAAGTTTGAAGACTTCCTCGGCAATCGCTCGACAATTGCAACTGGCGTTGAAGTGACACTGCCAGAACCCGAGTCGCGGATTCCGGCAAAACAATGGGCTGAAGAAGATCTTGCAACACCATTCAGCGGAACAAAAACAAACTGTGCATATGACGCTGGTGAAACAGCTCTTCTGCTTACGCCAAACATTTACGTCGCACCCGATTACTGGGAAACAATTTATTGCGCAGGTGATTGCGGCGCCGAATACCAATTTGCAAATACCTTCGACCTTGGCGACGTGTATGACTTCAGGATAAGGCGCTACATTGTCAGCCGTCCTGTTGTTTTCTCAACGCTGTTTGATACTGTAAGTGGTAATTTTGACAGCCAGCCTGGGTTCTTTGATGGCACCGTGGCCGATGAAATCAATGTTGTCACATATGTTCGCACTACGCTTGATGATCCGGCTGGATCACCGACGTGGGGACCGTGGACTGAGTTTGCCAGTGGCATGATCCGTGGCCGTGGCGTCCAGGTGAAAGCTATCTTTGCCACCAAGACAGAATTGATCGGTGTTGCCATCGACGAACTTGGCGCGACGCTGGAGCTGACCCGTCGGGTGACCACCAGTTTGGCCACGCTAACCAGCAGCAGCAGTGCCGTCACCACCGTCACCTTTGCCAACGCTTTCTATAAAGCCGTGACGGTAGGCGATCCGTACTATACCCTGTTGCCCAGTCTTGGCATCACAGCATTGTCGATTGGAGCCAATACACACGCAGAAATCACAAACCTCACCCGCACTGGCTTTAACGTTGAGTTTCTACAAGGCGGCAGCAGACAGGTGGTAAACTTCACCTACAATGCCGTTGGCTACGGACGTGCCTTCTAATGGCTCAATCTGATCAAGTAGTCCAAAACGCAACGTTTCCAACCGTTCGCGCAGACATCAACGACAACCTTGCCGCGCTCTACAGCCAAAACAGCGGCAACAGCGCACCAGCCGTAACGGTTGCATTTCAGCCTTGGGTTGATACCAGCAGCAGCCCACCGGTGTGGAAAGTGCGGAACGGCTCCAATAGTGCTTGGATCACGGTCGGCGTTTTGGACCCGGCGGGTTTCAACGCAGGCGGTGTGACCGCAATTGCCAACGGCGGCACGGGTGCCACAACAGCAGCATTGGCGCTAGCTGCACTGTTGCCCAGCCAAACAGGGCAAGCTGGTAAGGCGCTTACAACTAACGGCACCGCTGCATCATGGGGCGTCGTTGCATCGGGAGCATCAATTCAAGTCTTTACAGCTAACGGCACCTATACGCCAACTGCTGGTAAGACCACATTTCTGGTTTTTGCTACAGGTGGGGGTGGGGGTGGTGTTGCTGATAGCAGTTCAGCAGTTAGAGGCCCAGCAGGGGGCGGTGGTGGTACAGCATTTAGGCTGTATACCAGTAGTGAAATGGGCTCCACTGCATCTATCACAGTGGGTAGCGGCGGCGGCGCAAGTGCTAACGGCGGAAATACCAGTTTTACTCCTGCCGGCTCTGGTTTAGCAATTACTGGCAATGGAGGCAGCGCTAATTCTGCTGGCACTCGCCCAGGCGGACTTGGCGGCACAAGTACCAATAGTCTTGTTTCCCTCGATGGAATGCAAGGAGGCTCTGGAATTACAATCACTGCCAATATTACTTATAGCGCGGTAGGAGGCAGCACTTTTTTTGCTGGTAGAGGAAGCGGCGGCGCTGGTAACGGCGGCGCTGGTGTTGCTGGCATGGTCCTCATCCTCGAATGGTAACCATCATGAAAAACTACGCAATCATTGACTCCACAAACACCGTCATCAACGCTGTTGTGTGGGACGGCAAACCACCGTGGACACCACCACAGGATTGCATCGCTGTTGCAATTCCCAAAGGCAGCAGCACTGGCATCGGCTGGACCTACGTGGATGGTCAGTTCATTGCACCGCCACAGCCTGAACCTGATCTTGCAGGCTAAACTACCACTACGCAGACACTCCTATGGCTAACCGCAAAATCTCAGACCTGACAGCGCTGACAGCACCAGCAACTGGTGACCTGCTGCCCATCGTTGACATCAGTGAGGCTGCGGCAGCCGATAAAAATAAGAAGATCACCTACGGCGAACTGCTTGCCAGCGCACCGGCAGGCTCAGCCGCCGCACCAAGCTTTAGCTTTGACGGCGACCCCAACACCGGCATCTACAATCCCGGCGCAGACACGCTGGCGTTTGTTGAAGGTGGCGTAGAATCTATGCGCATCGACTCCAGCGGCAGGGTAGGGATTAAAACAAGTAGTCCTGGGACAACATTGGACGTTGTTGGTAACAGCCGTTTTGCGTTTGGAACTGGCGCGACTAACACAGGCGATCAAAATGTTATTATTGCAGGTCTCGCGACTACCGGCGCTCATGTATCATCTTATGGTGCAGCACTTCAATTTGAAATAACCAATTCCACTGGTGGATATGCTGGGGCAAGAATCCTTAGTCGTCTTAATGCTGATAACAATACTGCAAACTTAGTATTCCAAGCCAGGAACTATGGCTTTACTGATTCAATGACGCTCCGCTCCACTGGAATCGTCAACATCGCCAATACTCCCACCTATGCAGACAATGCCGCTGCAACCTCTGGCGGCTTAGTCGCTGGTGACATCTACCGCAAGTCTGATGGCACACTAATGATTCGCTACTAACGGTTTGCAACCAGCCCATACAACTCGCTGCAAACCAACTACACTTCCACAAAACACTTCAATCCATGGCTACCGCTGCACCCGTGACCGTCACCACCTGGGCTATCGCCAACCTCGAACGCGAAACCTCCGACGGTTTTGTGTTCACCGCTCATTACACCGTCAACGCCAAGGATGACACCTACAGCGCAGGTGCATACGGCAGCATTGGTTTTGAGCGTCCCGAGAACCTGATCCCCTTTGCCGATCTGACCGAAGAGCAGGTGGTGTCTTGGGTCAAAGAAGCACTTGGCGCTGACAAGGTTACCGAAGTGGAAGCCGCCTTGCAAAATCAGATTGATGAGCAAGCTGCTCCCACCAAAGCCGCTGGCGTCCCCTGGTAAGCCATGGCAGTACGCGCAAAGGCTGGTGCGTCACACATCACCCACCAGCCGGGTGTTCCAAAGCTGACCAACCAAGGCCAAGGCAAACGATCACGTCCTAACCACGGACGTAAGAAGCGCCGTGGTCAGGGTAAAGGCTAGACTGGTCCCATGGCAGTTGCACCCGGCACATACAACATCAGCCTGCAACGTCGGGCGGATTACTACATTGCGCTTCAATTCAAAGATGGCTCTGGTACACCCATCAACCTGACTGGCTGGACGGTTGCTGCTCAGGCTTGGAACAAAGAACGCACGACAAAATATGTGGATTTTACTGTTACATACACCAGCCGTGGCAGCGGGTCAATTAGCCTTGGACTGACAGAAGCACAAACAGTGTTGCTACCCGATGAAGCGTATTACGACGTGCTGCTTACAAATACCAACAACATTCAAGAATACTATCTAGAAGGTGTAATTTACGTAAGCGAGGGTTACACGGCATGACGATTGTTGCCGTCACAACTAATGCCGTTACGGTCGATGTAACTGGTGGAACTCAAACAGTTATTGTCCAGACCCCGGCGCCAGTTGGCCTACCCGTTGGTGGCACAACAAACCAAGTACTAACCAAAACCTCCAGCACTGATTTTGCAACAACTTGGACGACCGTCCCAACCGCTGCTGAATTTGCCGCTCTTGAGGCCAGGGTGGCTGCGATAGAGGATTTGGACATCCTGCTATTGGAAGGCTGAAGTTTGTTAAAATAGGGGCACCTCAAGGTCTGCCGTGTCAATCCCTGAAGTACAACCAGGGTTTTGGCGCGGCGTGCGGCAGGAAGCATTGGCTGGCATCGTCGTGCTTTCAGTCGGCAGTGCTGGTGCTGGCATCTTCTACCTGTGCTACACCGTCCCAACCAAACTGGATGACGTGCTCAGCAACCAGCAGTTGATCCAAAAAAAGCTTGGTGACGTTGAAGACAAGGTTATGGATCATGATGTTCGCTTGATCAAGCTGGAACTACGGCGCTAAGCTGGGCAAAACCACCTTTCCAGTCATGGAAGCTATCCTTGCCAATCCAATCTTTTGGATCGCTGTTGCAGCCGCATCTGAGATCATTGGCCTCAACCCCAAGTGGAAAGCTAACAGCATTGTTCAGCTTGTGTTTCAGATCCTCCGCACACTGAAGCCAAAAAAGGGCTGATCTGGCAGTTTGATACGCGCTCTGATTTTGAGCGGGCACAGCGGTACATCGAACGTAAGAAGTTTGAAACCATTTTGCCCGCCAAGATCGACGTTGCTGTGGCTGAGGCTGCGGCTGTCATTGACCGCGAGATCGAACGCCAGAAGCAACAACCGATCTACACCGAGCAGCCGGTAAACGACGAGCTGCAAACAGGCGACAGCCGCGACCTTGGCGGTGAAATGCGCATTCAATCACCGTGGTCTAACCAATGAGCAGCATCAAACTGATTGACCTTTGCAAGTTTTACAAGGGTCTCAGCTACCAAATGGCCGCCATTTCCGAGCTGGAAGAGGCCATCAACAAAGCCAACCCGCACATCCTGGGCCGCGAGCAGGCGTGGTTTAAGACGTGGAGTCAAGTTGGTAAGCAGGCATCAACCAACCCACTACCGACGCCGTACCAAAGCCAGCGGGACAACTACCGCGATGCTTGGCGGACATGCTTCAGCTCAAGCTGCGCCATGCTGCTGATGACGCTCAAACCGGGTGTGATCCACTCAGATGATGAGTACATCAAAACGGTATTCACCATCGGCGACACGACCAACTCGACAGTGCAGATCAAGGCGCTGCACCACTACGGCCTTGATGCACGGTTCAAGACCAACGGCAATCGTGCCTTAGTGCAGCAGCAGATTGACGCAGGCAAGCCGGTGCCTGCGGGGTTCCTGCACCACGGCAGTGCCTCGGCGCCATCAGGCGGCGGCCACTGGCTGTGCATCATCGGGTACGACAACGAGCGCGGCTCTTACATCGTCCACGACCCATGGGGCGCCATGAACGTTGCAACAGGTGAATACGGCAGCACCTTTGGCGCCAAGCAGCACTACGACTACAAGACGTTCGAGCTGCGTTGGATGGTCGATGGACCCAGCTCAGGATGGTGCATCATCGCTTAGGCTGCGGTGCGCTTAATTTTTATCTGTGCTGATTCCTGACCACGAGATCCGCCGCCTGTGCCAAATGCGGGAAATGGTGTCGCCTTACGTTGAGGCGCACCTAAACCCAGCATCACTGGATGTAACGCTTGGTGATCGGATCATGATTGAGGTTACCGGCACCCGTGAACTGGAGATTACCGGCATCCATAACTACAGCGAGGAGCAACCGTACTGGATCAAGCCGGGTGAGTTCTTCCTTGCTGAAACCAGGGAAATCTTCCACCTGCCGGATTACGTTGGTGCTCAGTTTGTGTTGAAGTCAAGCCGTGCCCGTGATGGTTGGGACCATGCTGAGGCTGGCTGGTGCGATCCAGGATGGTATGGATCACGG